GTGTCGTTGAGAGATGCGGCAACAATCCTAAAGGAACTTGTTTCCGATAGACCACCCAAAGACATTCCCCATCAATCCAATGACTAAAAAACCCATTGTCGGGGCAATTGTTGCATCCGATCTCCATTGCGGATCTACCGTTGGTCTATGGCCCGATGGATTTGAAACAAAAAGCGGCAACAAGGTTGGTCTTGGAAACAACCTTCACCAACAATGGTTATGGCAATGTTGGCAGGACTCGACGGAAAAAGCACTCAAGCATTTTGGCAAAGATCCTTTTGCCCTATTCCTTAACGGCGATCTTCTTGAGGGCCGGCATCATGGAACTGATCAAATTGTTGCCGCTGATTGCCTGGATCATTCCAATGCGGCAATCCAATGTCTCCAACCTCTGGTTAAATCCGCATCTGTCATTTACCTTACCGCTGGTACGGAATGCCATGTCAAAGATTGGGAACAGTATATTGCCAAACAAATTCATGGAAAGTGGTGTGGTGACAAAGCACTCATCGAAATCCACGGGACTCTCATTGATATGGCCCACCATATGCCAACGAGTTCTAGGGCATACCTAGAGGCAGGAGCAATGTCTATAACAATGGGCAACGCCCGTCAGAATTACTCCCGTGTTGGGCATAGGGTTCCCAAAGTTTATTTACGAGGCCATCGTCACACGGGGGGAATCTTTAACGATGGATCTGGAATCTTCATGGTCACACCAGCATGGCAACTATTGACCCGCTATGCCCACAAAGTTGTGGGAGATTCCATGTGCCGTCCCGGTATTGGTATCCTAGATTGGCGTGGATGTGACCAGGGAGAATTACCAGCAACCAAACTAATCCAACATGAACCGAAAGAAACTAGACCCATCAGAAGCTGAACTACGCCAGAGTGCCATTGAATCAATCAAGGCAATCATAAAAACTCAAACGGAAGAAGAAGTTGGAGTAGGTGAGTGGGTATCAGTAAACCAATTGGTCAAAGAGTTAAAATTAAACCGTGATGTCATTGCCAAACGATTGGATCGTAGGGTTGCGGCTGGCGAGATGGAGATGAAGAAAGAATCCTGTTTCTCCAAAGGAAAAGTATGCGTCATGAACTTCTATCGCATAACAAATGAAATTACCCGCCCGTATTAAGATAGAAGATAGAAAATTGGGCAGGGAACGCAATGATGGGCAAGCTACATTTGCCGACAAAAAGATAGAAATAGATCCACGCCTATTAACCAAGAAAAGATTAAATATCGTTCTGCATGAAGGGATACACATCCTTGACCCTAACCTTCCAGAATTGAAAGTAAGAGCCTATGCCAACCGACTTTCCGATCTGCTTTGGCGAGACAGATAGAGAAGGCTGGAGAAATGATTATGTGTATTGCACCAATTGCCCTTGATGATGAGCAAGGAGTTGGAGTATTGCTTTCCCTTCCGCAGTAACGATATGACCGCTACCTTGGCACTTCCAGCATGGTTCTCCACTTCCCTCATCGTACCAGTTACGACCCGTGCCTCCGCACTCATCGCAACTTTTCTCAAGTACATTTGATGTATTGAATAGTGCATTCATACAAATCTCCAACTAGCAGATTTTTTATTTTCTTGCAATACCTTTTTTATTTTCTAAATGAACAGACAAGACGATGCATTTGAGGAAGCAAAACAACTTGCTAGGGAAGGCAAGGAATATTCACACTTGATCAATCGGATGTTGGTAATAAACTCCGACCAGTTTGATCACTTCTTAACCACGCTAGACCCAGAGATTGCCACCAAAACCATTTACGGAATGCTGGCACTCAAACGGAGACAATCCAAAACAATCCCCAAAGGCCGGGGAAGACCACGCAAATAAGTTCATACTCTAATTTTATTGGTTAAATTTTAGACTATACCGATTGGTGTAACGGTAGCACAGGGGACTTTGACTCCCCTAGTCATGGTTCAAATCCATGATCGGTAGCCAATCAAAGGCTTTATAAAAGGACGCTTTTTTAATAACCTATCCTTCTTAAAAGGACAGATGTAGCAGTTCACAGACATATTTTCGTTCTACTACACTTGTCTTGTTTATCGTGCAGTCTGGAAGTGTAGCATGGTTTGATTAACGGATGCTGGGATAATCCCCCATGAAGGGAATCCAACTACTAATTGTAAACATTTTAGTAGTTCTTTATAAATAAGAACCCCTCTGGTGCGCTTGCTCACAGGCAGAGGCGTGAGGGGTATAATTATGAAATTGAAGTCCCGCTGGGCGAACCATGTGGAATCGAGTTTCCCCGATACGGGACTGTTGAGGACGGCCCGCTATTGTGCGACCTATCGCCTATCCTTTGGCTATACGGCTATTCCCCGATCCGTAAAGGGCTGGAATCGTTCGCTTCCGATTCTGTAAGGACTCATCTCTGGCGGTAGTTTCCTACCCTATGGGAGCGACCCACCATCGGATATTTCCAATGCAACCAGCAATGATTCCAAACCAAAACTACTTCAAGAAGGTCAGCTTGTAAATAGTAGAATCAATCAACTGTGCAACATCATCCACAAGATTCTGGATCTCACTAGCCTCGCCCAACACATACCGATCCTCATCAACAAGTATCTTCAAAAACATCAGATACTCCAACGAATCCTTGTGATCACTTACCTCAACCAATTGATCCGGGTACTCAACCAACTGCCCATGCCTTCCCTGCCACGCCTCAATCACAGAATCAACCAGGTCTGGCATCTCTTGATAAAACCTCTGCAACGCCTTATGCTCCGCATAACTCCGACTCTGCAAATGCAACACATGGGCAACAGTTGCCGAATTCAATAGCGTAATAAGAAATTCTCCCTCGTTCATAGTCCCCTAATCATATCCCTATCCCAATCAGAAAGTCTAGGATCATTTATATGCTCCTTCAAAATCTTACTCAACCTCTTCCTCTCCATCTTTGCCCCACCATAGCCTCCCGGCTCTTTACTAGCCGTTTCACCAAGCTCCGTAGCAAGACTCCTCAACAACATGATGCTAGGCTTCGTAAACTCTTCTGGAGGGTATCTCAAGCTCATTACACACTATATTGCATAATCCGCAATCTATTGTCAATCTACCACGCTTCTACAAACTTCTAAAATAGGGAGAAGTTTCCAGATACTGATTTTTTTTGGTTGGGGTATATCGTGATCGACCCCGGCCCTGGGCGGGGGTTGTACCCCTCCCCACCACCCGTTAGTAATTCTTGTAGGAGAGCCTACCATGCCGGCCCCCTCACCGGCTACAGGCTACCGGCGCGCTCCTGGCTCACCGGCTACCTTGCCGGCTCCGTGACCGCATCAATTACCGCGCCCTGTCCTGCCCCTGCCAGTTCGCTGATGTTGCCGGCCCTCCCTAATGCTATCAGAAACTGAAACTGATTGACGGGGCCTGTATCATGCCTGTCCGCGTAGTTATCGCCGGCCATCTTATTATCTATATTAATTGCTTCTAATTTGCTCGGCAATTTTATCACTTTCTTTCGCCGGCCCTCCTGATCTACCTCTTCTCTTACCTCTTGTACCAGGTGACCGGGAAGGGATGGGTCAGACGGGTCAGCATGGACTAGGTCGTGAAGAAAACGCCTTTTAGCTTCAACGGTAAGCACGTTGTGGACTGCTACGCTTGTCTTTAAGGTTGAAAGGTATTGTTCAATTCTTGGTTTCGCTTCAAGTTTGCAAGCCATAGATCCCGCCTGGTGACCGTCCTTGGCTTTATAACCAGCCAACAGATATGATCGGCTTTTATTCTCTCCCTTTGCTCTCAAGGTACAGTATGCGAGTTCTTTCTTTGTTAATGTAGGGATTTCTTGAGTGGATAATGTGGTCATTTTCGGGATTAATCACTACCTACGGTCTCGCATTCTGTCAATCCCGCTGTTTCGCTCGGGCCTCCCTGGCCCTCGGCTTCGCTTCGCTCACCCGCTCGGCTCCCGCCTTCGCTGGTAGTAATTAATGGGTGTTAATTATTGGGGCGGTTAAATGGTTCGGGCATCTAATAATTTAATGTGTTCGCTTTTTCGCTGTTTGTCATCTCTTGATTGTGTTGCCTCGCGATGCTCGGATGATACTTACCGGCCCCGGAAACTGTCAAGACTTATTCTCTATTCTACCCCTCTAAAAGTTTCTTTCATTTTCTCTTGCATAGTACGGTGAATGTGGTATCTTTGACCCATGATCAATCGCGCCCAACACCTTCAGAGGCCCACAGAATGGGCTTCCGCGAGTGATCGCAACCAAACCAACACCATGAAGAAATCAAAAAATAGGAAGATCAGCGACCGCGAGATTTCCCTTGTTCGCGAAATATACTTTGAGCGCACTAGCAAGGGAGTCTCTCCATTTATTGTCTGGTGTAACTATTTTAGAAACCTTACCAGGGATGAATTCCTCTCTTGTTTTGACGGTCTGGAAATTTCCTCCCCTCTTAAATAATCACCAACCAACAAACCAACACCGAACCATGAACACCGAATCCGAACACCTCATTTCCGTTGTAGTCCGCTATAAAGGCCCGACAGATTGCAGGGGGTCGCGAACGATCCTTTCCTTGCCCCGCTTCAATAACAAAAAAGTTACCCTGTCATATGGGTATGAATTCACCTCCTCCCGCGAACAGGCAGAAAATTGGCTGACAAGTGAAGGCATTACCGGCATCAGAGTGACCGCTTGCCTAGACATGGGCGACTATTGGATTTTGGGAATCCCCTTTGAGTGCGTAGATGCCCTTAAATCAGCCTTTAAGCTGTAACCCCATGAACTACCAGAAAAGTCCCGTCATCATCGCATGGAATCGCCGCAAGCAAATCCATGCTCTTATAGTCCATCTTGCCATCCTGGGCGCGCTGATCGCGATCCTCGCGGCCCGTCTTGCCTATATCATCAACAACTAACCCATAAAGGAGCAAACCATGAATTTCCACTTTACCGCCATCAGCGACAACCAGAAAACGGGGCCGATGCCGGTCACTACCACGGGCGCACAGTCATGCCCGGATTCATGCCCTCTAAAGGCTGGCGGGTGCTACGCTAAAACCAGTTTCCTAGGGATGCATTGGAGCAAAGTGACCAAGGGAGCGCGGGGTGAAACCTTCCGCGATTTCCTCGGCAAAATCCGAGCGATCCCACAAGGAACTCTTTGGAGACATAACCAAGCCGGCGACCTCCCCGGGCGCGGCGACCGCATCAACAAACGGGAACTGGTAGCCCTTGCCCGTGCTAATCGTGGCAGGAAAGGCTTTACTTATACCCACAAACCGCCGACCTCCGCGAACCTTGCCGCGATCCGTGAGGCTACCGCGCACGGTTTCACGATCAATCTTTCGGCAAACAACCTCTCCCACGCTGATAGGTTATCCCGTCACCGGCTCCCGGTCGTCACCGTCCTTCCATCCGAGGCCGTGAATGTTCCGAACCTCAAAACGCCACAGGGCCGGCGCGTGATCGTTTGCCCCGCGACCCGCTCGGATTTTATCACCTGTAACTCTTGCGGACTCTGTCAGCGGGGTAATCGTGAGTACATCATCGGATTCCCCGCGCACGGTTCGCAGTCCGAAAAAGCGGACGCAATTGCCAGAAACTAATCACCCCAACCCCAACACACCAAACCATGAACGAAAAAGATAAACTGATAATGACAGAGATCGCTTTTGCCATCCGCGAGGCCGGCAGAATCCCATCGGGTCATCTCTACGCCTCATTGATGGGCACAATGGGTCTCGTCAAATATAACGCGATACTGGCCCATTTAAAGGCCGCCGGTCTGATCACGGTCACCGGCTCGCACGAAATCATTTACACGGGCACGATATGATGACCATAAAAACCGCCACATTGCGCGATCCCGTCACCTTATGGCCCGACAGAATCGCCCCATATAGCCTCACGATTAACGCAGGAGAGGAGGTCTTTATCCTGCTGGACGAAGGAGAAAAGATCCTTGCGTCCCTGTCCCTGGACCCTACCGCAGGGGATTCCCGATGGATTTCACGCGACCTTGTAACCCTTTAACCCGAAACCAACCCAACCCAACCCATGAAAACACCCGACGAATTGAACGACGAAATCCGAAACACCGTGAACCAGAATGACCCGAAACCGGCAGGAGGTTTCGAGAATGACGAGGACGAAACGGAATGGACAGACAGAACACAATCACGGTTCATGGATATCGTGAACCGATGGCCCAAACACTAACCCGAAACCAACTGAAACACCATGAGCAACACCGAAACTGAATCAGAAAACACCGCCGCCGTGACCGACAATCCGAACGGATGCGACGAAAACCATTGTTTCTGCAATCAATTTGACGAGCACGGAGACATTCTTTGCGCGATGGAAAACACCGCCGCCGCGCCCTGGGAGGTCATGCCGCCAGCAAAGGATATGTCCATAGAGGGCATTCTTGCCCGTTTAACCGCCGCACTCGACGAACAGGCTCGGCAAATCGAAATCATCAAATCAATGCTGTAAACCAACTGAAACACCAACAGAAACAC